AGCTGCGCCCGTAGTGCCGATATAAATGTCGATATCGGTCGTGGGTGGCAGCACCGCCGCCGCCAATGGCAGCACCGTTTCGCTGCCGGCCGCTTCTGCCAGCACGTTCTGCAGATTGCCAGAGGTGCCAACCGCCGGCGCGGTGCCGCCGGTGGCCACATAGCTGACGCCAAACACCGGCGTGCCGCCAGCGATCGCCGTCACCACCCGCGACGAAATACTGAGGATCAGAGCACCTGCGGGGATGGTGCCGATCTTGGTTGACGCCGGCGTATCCGCGGCGGTCAGGGTATGGCGGCCGACGATCGCCTGCACCGAGTTATTGAAGCCATCGCGGGCCGGCGTGTTGGTCATAAGATTACCGGGCATATCCTTGTCTCCTGTTTATGGGGTTTACGCGAAGCAGGGATTAGTCAGAGGCCGAGTTGAAAAACCCGGTCGCGACACCCCATTGCACCAACTTAGTCCCAGATTTCGGGTGCTTCTTGAACATCTTGCCGACGCCGTAGGCGGCCTCGATTCCAGTGCCGGTGATAAAACCATAGTCGTCTTCCTTGCGGAAGGTCGGCTTGGCCATTTGCCCGTAAGCTATGACCGCCGCCTGCTGGCCGCAGAGAAACACCGGCTCCACCCGGGTCGTACCGTTGCCGGCGGTCTTGAGCGAGGTCCAGACGTTGGACACGAAGAGCGAGATTTCCGGCACCAGCCTATGGATCACGCCATCGTAAAGCTGATCACCATCCTGAAACAGCACATTATCGGGGGCACCGTTTACCTCCCGCCCTTCGCGCGACCTTGCATCCTTGTTCACTGTTTCGAGTGAGATTTTCAAGTCGCGGAAGGTGTTGGCCCCGTGGAACGCCACGAAGTATTCGTAGCCGCTGCGCGTCTTGTAGGGACGAATGCGCGGATTGGCCGTCATCGCAATGCGCTTGAGCAATGACAGGTTCTGTGCCGTCGCCTTGTCGGCGGTGGCGTCCACGTTGCCCAGCGATGTTGCGTGGTCGGTCGCCGAGTTGGCCGTCGATGCACCGTACAGGATGCGGTCTAGATTGTCGGTGCGCCAGGTGTTGCGCTGCGTCGCGTTCGATAGCTCGTAGAGAATGCCGTTGACGCGGGTGCCGGCCGCCGGCTGGCTCTCCGATGGCAGCGCCATGAATGCCGAGATAATTTCATCGCGGGTCACCTCGGAGAGCCAATCACTCAGCAGCGGCTTGGCCTCGCCGAAGATGTCGGCGCTGTCCTTCTGCTGCTCGGCCTTGGTGGTCGCAACGGCGTTGCGGATCCATTCGAGCCAGATCCGCATGCCGTAGTCGTCTATCTTTTCTTCGTTGCCGACCAGCGGCCCGGTGGAAACACCGACACCCTGCAGCCGGGACACCAACGGGATGTTCATGACCTCGCCGCCGGCCTTGAGCTCCATCCGCTTGCGGATGATGGCGTTGAGGTCTTCGCCCATATAGGGCGAGAACATATTCTCGCGCACCCATTCGCGGTTGATCTGCTGGGTGAACTTGACCAGTTTATTATTGGTTTGGATATCGGAGATGGCCATGGCCATGCACCCTTTCGGTTAGGCCATCCCCGGAAATGAAAAACCCGCCACGGGGGCGGGTCGGACATTTCGGAAGCGTGGCCGGGTTTAGCGGTTGGCGAAACTCCATAGACTATTGGAGCTTAGATCGCCCGGCGCCTCGGTGCGGCTGGCGGTTGACGCCACCGACGAAAGCGAGGGCGGAAGTTGAACGTTGGGCGGATTACCTTGAGCACCGTTCTGCTGCTGTTGCCGAGCACGCAGCCGTTCCATCATCGCGCGTTGAGCATTCGGATCATCAAGCCATTTTTGCTGTTGTTGTTTCAGCCACGCATCTGGATCAGCGCCGATTGACGAATACGCCGAGACTTGCTTGTGCCATTTGACCAACTCGCCGTAAGGATGCCCCGCGTTCATGATCTGATTGAACACGAAGTTGCCTTGCGGCGTGTGCCGGAATTGCGCCATTGCTGCCAACGCCGCATCCACCACAGGCTGGGTGAATTGCGTGTTGGCGAACTCGCGCGACAATCCATCCTTCATCTGCATCATGTAGCGGGTGGCTTCCTGACGCAGAGGGTCCATCACCCGGGTGTTGAGATATTGGTCCGGGTTGTCGAAGATGGTTTCCGGTTCTTGTTGCTGTTGCGCTTGCCGGTTGGGATCGGTTCGCTGTTGCAACTCCATCACCGCCCGGGTCAATTCTGCCGCGTGCGCTTCCAGACGTTGCCTTGCGTCGCGTTCCGCCAGCAATTCGCGCAACGGTACTCGATGATCCTCCGGCTGCCGCTGTTGCTCCTGCGGCTGCTTGGGCGCGAACTTCCCTTGCGGGTCGCGCGGTTGCCCTTGCGGCTGCGGTTGCTGCTGCAGATCCGGCCGGGTTGACGGCGGCGGCGCCTCCGTATCTCCACCCGCGGATTGCGGACTTTGCGACGGCTGCGACGGCGACGGGGCCGGCGTGGGATCAGCGTTGGCGTGGTCAAATAGCTGTCTGTCGGTGATCGTGGTGGCGTCGCCGCCAACACTGCCACCAAGCGGCTGCTCGATGCTCATGGTGTCTCCTTGGCTGTTTCGTAGCCCATACGGGAACGCCCAGTATCGCCTGGGCGGTGCGATGCGGGCCCTGCGTGCGCGGCCCGTGCGCCCGGCTGTGTCGTCGCCGGTTACGAAAGAAGATTGAGCAGAAGCTCGATCGCCTCGTCGTCGTCGTCGGGATCGTCACTGACGATGGCGCGCTTGACGATTTTCTGTTGTGGCGGTGTCAGACCCGCGGCCTGCATCTTCGGCACCAGATCGATTAAGGCGGGTGGCGGCGGGCCGGCCGGATGCGGCACGGCTGGCGTGGCCGGCGGCGCCGCCTGCACAAGATCAATCAATTCCTCGATCTCGTCCCGCTCCCGCTCACGCTCGCGCTCGCGCCGCCGGATCATCCGACCGCGACCATAGCCGCCGCCCGCGGCGTAATTCACGAATGCTGTCGGCGGCGGTTCGACCGGCGGGATCACCGGAGCAGGAATTATGCCGATTGCCTCGGGTGCGAGACTGATGGTTCCGTTGCTGGTGAAGATGGCGAAACAGGGAAAATAGCCGCCGATCGTCGCGGTCATGTCAAGACTGGCATCGGATCGATGTAGTATGTGGTAGCCACCTTGGCAACACGAATGCGGGCCTCGATCACCCCGGCCATGCCGGGTGTCACGGAGACAGTCAGCTTGAACGGTGACCAGCCCGCACCGCTGCCGCCACCGTCCCAGCTCGAACCATCCGATGCCACGGCGGCATTGCTTGCCAGCAAGCTGGCCTTGGTGGTGGTAACGATGGTGCCAAGCGGGGTTGCCGATGACCCGAGATATTCAACTTCCATCCAGATATCATCGTTGTTTGGCACCGCCCCCGCATTGATGGTGCCATACACCGTCACCGTGACATTTGAGCCGGTGGTTGTATTCCAGATCGCATACGGCTCAGCACGGAATGGTCGCAGCCATTGCGTATTGGCTGTCGTTACAATCTTACGGGATTGCACCTGCCCTAAGGGATCGACAGCACCGCCAGTGCGGACAATCGAAGTCTCGGTAGTCTCAGTGCCTTCGTAAGTGTAGCGCGCTGATTTATAACCTGTAGCGCCACTGTCGCAACGCACAAGTTGAGACACAAATCCAGAAGAACTCATTGTAGGAACTGTCGTAGACGCATTCAATTTGCAGTCCTTGACGAGCATGCTGCCAGTTGACGCGCCAACGTTGCTGATAATGTTTCCAGTCAACTGGCTCAGATCAATAGCTTCCAGTATGTAATCTATGTTGGCGACAGCTGTATTAGATGCTAAAAGATTGTTAGGAACTGATGAACCGGATAGCAAAATTTGCCCTGTATTTTGCCAAAAAAACTGCCCAGCGGACTGTGGAGAAAAAATTTGTGTAACGTTGGCAAATTTTATTTTCGTGTTGCTGAATACAATAACCCAAGCATTAACAGCACTGCCAAGATTTATTGTTGCTACCGAACCCGTAGTCACAAGCTCGATGGAACAGTTGTCCAAATAGGTAAAATTGCCGAATGTGCTAAGTGCAAAATTCTGATTACCGGATGATCCAACTGCAACCTTAAAACTCAAACCATAAATATAAAAGCCCCCCGCCGAACTGGGGCTGAAACCGATGTTACCGCTAGTAATAGTTGATATCGTCGCTCCAGTGGTCAAATCGCTTGCCGCTGGCGGATAGCTGCCAGATCGGTTGTGACAAAGTATTTTACCAATAACAGAAGCACTTCCTGCCGGTTGCATGGTTATGGTTGTCGCCTGCGACTCAGCATGGTTATCACCGACATAAACCGTGTTTCCAGCCGCAAACCATGTTGATGCACAAGCAGCGACCAATCGCGCAAACGGCGCTTGCCCACCCGTAAAATTCCCCACCGGCCCCAACGAAGTCCACACCGCCGTTGTATCTGTCGTTGTCACACCAGCAGTATTACTGAACGCCGGCTCCGAAGCCGACATCGCTCCAGCCGTCGTACAGATCTGATAACTTGCGTTGTTGCTGCGCTTGATGATCTGCCCTAGCACCGCAGGGGTAGCTGCCTTCACCTGTGTCCACGTACTCGTGTTGGTCAGATCGCCGTTGAGCGCAGCCTGCCCCGTACACTCCATCCATGTCGCAGTGCCGTCTGTGGTCTTGGCGCCGCGCGTCAGCACCCAGGTCGCATCGGTCGTATTGGCTGTGGTGCCCGCCACAATGCAGACAAACACCCGCTCGCTGCCAACCGCGGGAGCGGTGAATTGCCGAACCAGTTGCGACGCCGCCACCGCCGCGTTCTGCGGCCGCATGGCTACGGCATAGTACCCGGTGGTCGATTGATCCCCCGCATTGCAGTACCAAGTCGTATCATAGAGGGCCACGTCAGTCTTCCGACACCATGGCCGCGCCAATCACCTTGCCGGTGCGCGGGTCGCGATGAAAGACCGCCTTGCGCGGCTTGTTGAGCTCTTGCAGCATGGCCTGATGCTGCGCCAGCGTTGCTAGAACCTCGGCGATCTGGCTGGGCATTTGGTTCTGCTGCTGTATTGCCTGCTCTGCCTGCCCGGTCTTGAAGATTTCGATCTGCATCTCGTTTCGCGCCTTCTCGCGCGCGATCTCCATCTCCGCTGCCGCCTTCTCGCGTGCTGCAGCAATTTCTGCCGCTGCCTTCTGCTGCTCGGTCTGCTGCTCGAGTTCCGCCGCCTGCTGCTTGAGCGCCATGTCGGCGGTGGCCTTTTCCTTCTCCAGCGCCAGCTTGGCCTGCGAGGTCTGCTGCTCCATCGCCAACTTGGCCTGCGCTTCCGCCTGCTTCGGATCGGGCTGCGTCTGCTCCTGCTCGCCGGCGTCGCGGAACCGCTTTTTGACATCGGCCGGGAGCGGCGAAGTCTCAATGAGCACGTCCATCACCGCTGCGCTCTTGGTCGGCGACAGCATCGGCGCCACCGCCGGCAGCGCCTGCGAGATCGCATCGTAAGTATCCTGCATCAGCGTAACGGTGTCGGGGCCCTCGTCGAGAATGATGTCAACGTCGAGCTCGCCGATCGCGTTCTGCTTCTGCGGCATGCCATCGGGGCCCAGCACCATGGCATTGATCTGCACGAATTGCGGATTGCCCTGCGCGTCGGTGACGCGGATCCAGCGTTCATTGACCCAATAACTCTGGGCGGCATTGAACAACGATCGGTAAACCCGGATTTTCCATGAGCGCAAATTGGTCATGTAGGGGCCAAGCTCGGCGATGCCGGCTTGCTGCAACAGCGCGATGGCGCGGCCGGATGAGCCCTTGCCCACATCGCCGCCGGCGATCGCGGCATTGGGGCCGAAATTCTCGATCTCCTGTGCGGCGTCGCGCATGAATTCGAGTTGGCCCATGATCTGGGCCTGCTTGGCTTGATCGTCAAATCGCAGATCATCGAGCCCGGTGTTCACCAGCACGATGCCATCGGCCCGCGCCGCCTCGAGCCGCAATTTCTCGACATTGGTATCGGCCACCGCCGCCTTGGTGGCGATGATCCGGCGGTTGTTCAGTTCGTGCAGCCCTTTCGAGCGGCGCTGGTTCACCTCATCCTGCGGCGATTGCAGGTTCCGCACGAAGCCGTAGCGGTCGCCGTCGTGATCGACGCTGGCGCTGAACATCAGATACTTGGCAAACTGCTTGCCGTTCTCGTCGGTGAATGGAGAGTTGCCCTGCATCAAAATCTTGGAGCCGGTGAACAGCGCCCACTTCCAGCCGCCCTTTGACTTGTACCAAATGTCAACAAGCCTAACCTGCTTGAAGTCGCCGTTGGCCTGAAACCATCTAGTGTCGCGGTCGGAATTGCTGGTCAATTCCAGCGAGCTATCGCACGCCGCCTTGATGTCATCGTCCATGCCGGGCAAAATCTCGGACATCAATTCTTCATCGACATATTTGCCCATTCCGACATAGCGCGCGTCGGAAAAGTCGTGCTTGAACGAGCGCGGGTCATAAAAAAACCCGTCATTATCGACGGGTCCAAAGATCACATCATAGTCGGGCTGCTGTTGTTCTGGCGGTGGCATGCCGGGCATCATGCCCTGCCCGGTTTGCTTCGGAGCCGGCATCGGCTGAAGGTCCAATTCGATGCCGGCGAGGCCGTCCACCGCCGCGGCTTCGTTCACCAACGGCGCCACCTCGTTCCACTTGTTGCGATCCATCAAATAGCGCAGCACCGCAGTGGCGAGGTCGGCGCCTTCCTGATGCTGCGGCGTGCGCGGATAGGCTTTGGGATCCTGCTTGAGCCGTTCCACCAGCCCCACGATGCCATCGACCTTGCGGCCGATTTTATTATATGTCACCACCGGTTGCTTACGCTCATTAAAAGTTTTGATCTGGTCGGATGTCCATTGCGCGCCGTGGCGATAGCGTCGCGCGTTCTGCTGCTCCTGGATCTCCAAGGTCTTGTTGTCGAGATAAGTGGTGTAGGCGTTGATGCATTTTTCCAGCGGCCAAAAGCCGTCCTTGTCCTCGCCCTCGGGATCGGTGATCGGCGCATTGCGGCCGGCCGCCGCGCCGCCCTGCGGATAGCCGCCACCCTTGATCGACAGGACGTTGCCAGTGGCCATTTATCGTTCCTCGTGATTTCCTTAGGCACAGGTTGGTTACGCGAAATTCTGCGGGCCGAATTGTAAGGCCAAGGATTTCCGCAACGGCAATAGTCAAGATCAGTAGGTTCTCCAATCTCCAGGTTGTTCTCCGCGCGGGTGAACCTGCGCATAGCCCGATATATCCTCAGTTTTTTTAATTTCTTTATCTTTCGCCCATGGTCGGCTCATACACGCATAGCGTGCACAATCGCCGCAATGATCTTCGCTGTCGGTCAGCACGTCTTCCGGCCGATCGGGGTCGTGCTGCAGGAACGGAACGGTTCTAATGAAATCCACCGCGGTGGAGAACACCACCATCATGGGGTGGCCGTCTTCGTTGCCTTCCATGCGCCAGCGCATCACGTCCCAGCCGCCGTTGGCCCAGCCGCCGCGCTTGTGAACGCGGGAATTGTCGGCCCGGCGGAACCACACCTTGCCCTGCGAGCCCGTGCCCATGCGCTCGGCGAGCGACGGCCCGCCATCCTGGGTGAACGCCGAGGGGTCGAGCACGCCGTAAGCGATCTCTTCGCCCTCTTCCCGCTTGCGGATGCCCTTGCCGACATCATCGGCGTTCATCTTGATGCCGACGTTGGGCTCGGCCGGCTTCATGCCGTACCATTCGCGATAGAGCACCATGCAGCCGCGCGGTAGGAACTTGCTGCCGTAGGTGCCGTCGTCCGACACCACCGCCCACCATTGGACACAGAACGGATGCGCGGAGCCCCAATCCATCGATCGGAACTTCAGCCATTCCTTCGGGATCTCGAATGGTCGCACCACATGCTTGGCGGTGCTCCAACAGTCGAAGAAGGCGCCGAGCGTCACCGACCAATCGCCGTCCAACCACGCCTGCACCAATTCCTTGCTGCCCGACGATCGCAGCCGTTGCTTGTAGCTCTCCGCGTCGATGAACGGATTATTGTCCACCTTGCTTGGGATGAAGATCCGATCCAGCCCGGTGACGGGGTCGTGGATCACCTGATTGCCGAGCGGCGCCGGGTCGATGTAGCGCGCCTTCACCCACTGGTGCCCTGGCCCGCCCGGGTTGCCGGTGGCGCGGAAGCCGACGGGAACACCCGCACCCGATCGGAGCGTGGCGAACAGTTTGAACACCGGCGCCGGCGACGGGAAGTTGCCGATCTCCTCGATGTAGACGCGGGTATAGCTGTGGCCCTGGTAGCCCTCGGCGTCACTGTCGCGGTCGAGGTAGGCGAAGCGCAGTCGCGCCCCGCGCGGATCGCGCCATAGTTTCTCAGTCTCGTTGTAGGTCCACTTCAGCGGCCCATAGATCGCCTTCGACCGCTCGATGGTGTCTACCAACTCCTTATAGGTGCGCCGCACCATCAGCCCGGAGGCGTGCTGCCCATAGGCGTTGGCGTGCACCATGAACTCGCCGAGCGCGCCATCGGTCTTGCCACCACCACGGGCGCCGCCAAAGAACACTTCGAAAATTGGGCACTCCAGCAGCGCCCATTGCGCCCAGTTTGATCCTGGCGACCAGATGACCCGCTCGGTGAGGTCGGTGCGCGCGTCCATTACTGCACCGAGCCATTGCCATTCCCGTTACTGCCGGCCGGACCTTCGATTTGGATTGGCTTCAGATCGAGGTGGTTGGCGCCATACTTGGCCACCCACTCCTCGCGCGTCAGCACCTTGGGCAGCTCGGCAACATAGCGAACGTTGAGGTCAGCCGCGATTTCGGTGCGGGTCAGATCGGGAATGATCTTCTTGAGCAGGATGTCGATCGCCTTGATCTGGCTCATGCTCAACTCGAGCCCGTCGAAGATGTGGGCCTGCAGCCGGTGAATGAGTTGCGTCGCCTTGATCTTGGCCCGGCACTCCGCGGTGTTGAACGGGGCCAAGCCCTTCGGCCGTTTGCGGGCGCCGGTCATGGTCTACCTCTTTAATAGGTCTGGCGGCCAATCTGCACAGGACGCCGCTTGATTGAACTGTACCCGAGCGTCTGCGCCATCGGGTTGGCTGAATCGGGTGGCTCGGCAGCCGGCTCAGGTGCCGGCATGAAGGCGCCGTATTGCTCGGCACCGGGATCGATGCCTTCGCGCCTGTCATCCATGCGTGATCGCCCGAGCGCGATCAGGTCTGGATTGTTTATCAATCGTTGCCAGTTGGCCTCGTTGAGCGGCAATCGCCCGCTGTCGATCATGTCCATCAAGCCAGGAGAGGGATCCTGGGCCTCGCGCGTCTGCCGGAGTATCTCGCGCTCAACGCCACCAAATCGGCCGGGATATCCAACAGCCGGTATTCTGGGCCAGCGGTCGGCGTTTCCCCCCACCGGCTTATGACCCGGCTGCGGTATGTGGGGCACGACCGTGCCCGGCTGATCCGGCACGAAGTATTCTGGGCCTTCCTCGCCCACCACGACAGGCTCATCCTTGGCCACACGGCCGCCCTTGGCCAAGCCGCGCATGGGCATATCCGCTGGCGGCATGGCCCCCACCGCCGACATGTCCACATCAGGGTCTGCGGCGTAATCGCTGCCGATCCCCCGGCCCGCCGCCGGCGCACCCATCGCGTTGTACCAAGCGTTATGGTGACCGTAGTTCTCGACGCCGTAATGCTCCCGACCGATTGTCGCGTTGGTTGGATTGCCGCCGAAGCGCGAGCCTTGGCTTGTTGCCGACGAATTGCCGGTGGAGAGTTGCGTGGTGTTCGATCCTCCTGCAATCGCGGCCAGAAGGTCATCGGTGAGCGCGCCGCCTTTGACCTTTCCGCTTTCAATCTTGCCCCATGTGTCAGGGAAATAACTTCTGTCATTCAAGTAATTGAGCAGATCGCGCCCGGTCGGCGATCGCCCTTCCCGTGATGCTTCGGCCGCGACCTTGTTCATCGCGGTTTCAAGAAACCCCAGAACAGCGGCCTTGCCTTGGCTTCCCACCTCGCCGGTGACAATGAGGTCGAGCGTGTTTCTCAGGCCCTGGTTAGTTTGCAAATCGTTGATAACGTTAGCCCGTGTCTCCGAAAGCCGGCTCTGTATCGTACCGGGATCGGCCTGCGGCGCCCTCAGGTTTCCGGCTTGGCTTCTTCCCCCGCGCGCCTCTGCCGTGCTGATCGGATTGAAGTTCTGCAAAGCCTCGAGCAGTGCTTCCTGCCATCCGCGCGGGTCGAGGTTTTGCTGGTATTGTTGTTGCTCTTGCTGTTGTAACGGGAAAATGTCGGGATCAATACCCTGTCTGTTAGGGGCCTGGAATGCTGGAGGGGGTGCCGGGGGCGTGGATTGAAAATTTTCTATTACAACATTTGGATCCCGCCCCATTGGCCCTCCGGGCCTTGAACTTTCCCATTCGGATCGGCCGGGCAACTGTCCGAGCTCGAGCGCAGGCGGTGCCCCAACATCGCGTCCGCCGGCCACAAAATGCAGTAGCCCGGGTGCCTCGCTGCGCTGCTGCGCGGGCGACGGCGGCCCTTGCACCTCGCCCTGCTTGGCCGGATGGTAACCCTGCAGGGCGGCCTCAATGCCGCCATCGATTTTGCTCTTGTATACCCCCCCCATCGGCCATGAGTTGATATCATAACCGTTCTTTGCTGCACCCGCATAAGCGCCTTTCTGCATTTCGCTTCGCGCCACGGCAAGCGGAACGCCCGCCCTCGCCAAATCCTTGGCGGCCACCACGCTAGCGGCTGCAAATTCCGCCTCGCCTGAGTTTTTATTTAAATGCGCGGTGGCTCGCTGCAGTGCGTTATTTACAACCCCAATGTCCAAGCGCCCCGCGCGCGGCGGCACCAGAATTGGCGCCGGAATATCGGCTGGCGGCCGTGGTGCCACCGGCGGCGGTGCACCGATCGTTACCTCAGGTGACGGCGGGAGATTGGCGGGGATATTGGCGGGAATATCGGCCGGGGGGCGCGGAGCCGCTACATCTACCCGCGGCGCGTCGGACGGCCGAGCCCTCGGTATTGGCACACTCGCCGTCCGTCCGCTTCTGCCGCCGCTTCTAGCAAAGCCACGACCCGCTGGCAGCGGGTTCTGAGCTTGTTCTGCACGAAACCGTTGTGCAGCACCGGTTACGGGTGAATTTGGGTTCTGCGCTTCATAATTTTGCGCGCTTCCAGACCTAACCATCTCAATAGCGGTTTGAATCTGGCTGGTTGAAAGAGCACCCGCTCTACCGGACTCCGCTCTTTCCATAGCCTCCCAGAAACCCGGGTCTTCCACCATCGCCTGGGTAACAATGGCATTATTGGCATACCCAGGAACTGAATGGCGACCACCGTTTGACCACTTGCTAATAGCCCTGCTCACCGTCATTCCAACATAGCCTTGCCGCGCGAGCGCAATGTTATAAGCCAATCCATGAACAGGGGTCGGGAACCCGGCAAGCTGGTTACGAGGACGATCACTAAGAACAGAGCGACTTGTCGAGCCGAAACGATTATCCAAGGTATCTCTAGTCCCAGGAGCATAAGTCCCCGGTGATAACCCCCTTGGCAACGCATCTTGCGGCCATGCCGCGCCCGGATTGTTTGACCGCTGTGATGCTGGAATGTTCCTGTTGCCAATATCTTGCGGACCATAGTTGCGCGCACCGGGTTGTTCCTGCACGCCTCCGGGCGGGGTGTCCGCGGGCGGCAGCGGCGCGTAGGGCGGCGGCAGTGCCACGGTCGGCGGCGCCTGCGCGCCCGGCTGTCCCTGCGGCGCATCGAACGGCCTAGCTTGTGGCATTGGCACGGACGGCGGCGGTGCGGCCGGCGGCGTCAGCGCGGGCGGCGGCAGCATATCGACCAAACCGGGCTGCTGGGCGGGCTGCTGGGCGGGCGGCGCTTGCGGTGTCTCGATCGGCTGCACTTGCGGTGTGACTTGCCCCGGCTGCACCATTTCAACCAAACCGGGCGGGGCCGGTTGCGCCTCCTGCGGCTGGGTCGGCTGTGCCTCTTGAGGCTGCGCCGGTTGCGCCTCTTGAGGCTGCGCTTGCGGCGCCTCCTGCGGTGCTTGCGGCTGCGCCTCCTGAGGCTGTGTCGGTTGCGCCTCCGGCTGCGCGTCCTGCAGTCGCCCAGTATTACTGGGATCAACGGTGAGCGGCGTCGATCGATCCGATACTGCTGGCAAGACCTCCACATCAATTGCCTGTTGCTGCGGCGATAGCGGTGTCGTCCCGCGGTCGGCAGCCAGCAGGCCGAGTATCCCGCCCGTGGCGGCGGTACCCCCTAACAGACCGGGCACGCTTCTACCGGTTAGCATACTTATCGCGGAGAGCATCGCGGGCGATGCAGCGAACAACGGCGCCGCCGACACCAGCGAGGTAACGTAATCTTGTGCGGCACGGCCGGAGGCGTAATCGTCGCCGCGGTCCTCATAAGCATTGGACGGCTCCCATCCCAATTGGAAGGTCGAATTGGGATTGATGGCGCCTTCCGGGGTTGCCCGATCGCCCGCCAAGTCCATGCCGGTGGGAGTGTCGCCAAAGGGGTCAAAGGCTTCATTGAAATTACGACCAAGAGCCCCCGGAGTTTCATACGGGTTCACACCCCAATCCGTTGGCTCGGCAAGACCAATCCGACCCGCGGTCTGCTCGGCCGGGTTCCAACCCGGCGGCGCTCCGAAGGCTTGAAATGCTTGATTGAAATCGGGTGCGGCCGCCCGGCCCATATCCGCATAGGGCGAACCCTGGTAATCAGTTGGACCGGGGTTCAGCACCGATTGCGTCAAATCGCTGAGTTGCTGCGCCGCTTCGTTATAGGCTCGACTTGGCCCTGCGGCACCTTCGAACACCGCGCCCCAATTGGTGGTGTCGGTGTTGGGATCAACGGCGAAACGGCTATCAAAGCTGTCTTGGGGTGCGGCAGTATCAAAGCCGAACCGGCTGTCAAAACTGTCTTGCTGCGGCGGGGCCTGCTGCGGCCCCATGTCGGCATACGGTGCGCCTTGGTAATCAGGGCCGGAGAGCGACTGCGTCAGATTGCTGAGCGTCTGCAGCCCTGCATTGAGGCTTTGCGGCCCGAAGGCCGAGCTCGTCGGCGCCGATGGTTCGCTTCCGCGAGCGGCAGCAGCAGCCGGAGAGGCATCTTGATCACCGCCGATCTTTCCCGCCGGCGCACCATCGCTCAGACTGGGAGAGGTATCAGGTCCGGCGTCCTCAGGCGGCGATCCTAATGGTGCTGCGTCGCTCTTGGATGGCGCGGGATCGGCCGCAGGTGTCTCGGGCCCGCCGAATTGAGAACTGGGGTCGGCATCAGGGTCTGCCGGCGCTGGCGCCTGATCGGCATCAGGCGCCTCGGATCCACCCTTGCCGGCCGCCGGACTTGGCGAACCAGCGGTATCGGTAAAGGTTGCCCCCCGTCCGGCGGTTGGCGCCGCGGCGCCCGCGTTGCTGCCACCGAGGGTGCCGCTGCCAAAGCTGCCAAAGGAACCGCCGCCGCCCCTTCCACCACCGCCACCACCGCCACCACCGCCACCACCGGAAAAGCCACCGCCGCCGGTTAAGCCGCCGCCACCGCCGCCGTAGAAACCACCGCCGGGGCTGCCGGAAAAGCCGCCACCGCCGCCGCCGCTATAGTCGCCAAACAGGCCACCGCCGCCGCTCAGTTGCCCGGGAGCACCCGCGCCTGCGCCCAGGTCCGCGCCAAA